AAGCATGATCTTATCAGCGGTTGCAGGGCCAGCAAGCGGCGTTGTAGTTGCGCTTCTTTGCCTCTTTGGTTTCGGTTGGTTTATGGTCAAGCACATGTTGCCTCAGCAGCAGGCCATGATCGATGACTTCGTAAAAGAATCGAGAGCTTCGCGGAAAGTTTTTCAGGAAGCAGTCCAAATAATGGATCGTAGATTAGACAAAGTGGAAAACGGATTAAGTACAATGACCGAGCAAATCAAACTTATCCGGGAGAAATTTTGAAAAAAAATTGTGTAATTTGTAATAACGAATTTCAGGCTAGAGGCGTAAAAAAAACTTGTTCCCCAAAATGTGCTCAAGAAAATAAACACATTGTTTCAAATACTTTGGCTGTTGAAAGAAAAGCTTTGTGGTATAAAGAAAATTCTGAGCGTATTTCAGAACGTCAAAAACTTAAGTATCAAAGGGCTGACAAAGTTAGGCTTCGAGATTTAAAATACCAAAATTCTTATGGAATTACGCTTGATGATTACAATAAAATATTTGCAAATCAAGATGGTCGCTGTGCAATTTGCAATATACATGAACAAGAATCTGGAAAAATTTTATGCGTAGATCATTGTCACGATACCGGAAAAGTGCGCGGACTTTTATGTGGTAAATGCAACGCTGGCATTGGTCTACTTGGTGATAATCCAGAAAATTTAATTAATGCGGCCAATTACTTAAGGGAGCGATAATGAAACGAATCGGTAAGCCCTCAAAAGGCAAAGCTGTTGCCGTAAAGGTCGGTGGAAAGAAGAGGTCTGTTGGTCAGGCTGGAGTTACTCCACAGCCAGGCACAGCCAAAGGCGACAGTTATTGCGCTAGATCTGCAAAGATCCCAAAATGTAAAGATCCGCCCTGTGCTAACGACATCAGCAGAAAACGCTGGAAATGTTCCGGCTCTAAATCGAGAAAGTAATGTTTGTTTTCTCAAGACGATCAAAGAAGAATCTCGAGACCTGCGAGATTCCACTACAAACGCTTGCAAGTAAAGCTCTGGCTACTAGCCCAATAGATTTTACGATTATCTGCGGATACCGTGACAAGAAGGGCCAGGACGAAGCTGTTGCCTCTGGGGCTTCAGGGTTAAAATTTCCAACAAGCAAACATAACAGGTGGCCTTCCATGGCTTTCGATGCCGTGCCCTATCCTCTTGATTGGAAAAATATAGAATCTTTTCAAGAGCTTGGCGACCACATTATAGAAACCTGGGGCACCATGACCGAAGATGAAAAGATGGGATTCGACCTCTCCTGGGGCGGCACTTGGAAGAAGTTTAAAGACTATCCGCATTACGAATTACGAAAAAAATAAACCAAAAAAACCCCTAGGCGGCGAAACCTAGGGGTTAAGTTTTGGGGAGGAAGGTCGATAGAATAATAGAAGAATTTGTTTTATCAGTCACTGGTCTGTGACTGTCAGATGGGATGAACCACTCAAACCACCCGACTCTGATATAATACCATGTCCAGCTTTTTTATATGAACAATTCTTTTAGTTTTTTATTTAGCTCCTTCCATCTGCTGTAGAGCGATGCCCTCGATAGGCCAAGCTCATCTGTTGCTTCTTCTTCTTTTATCATCTCTAACCTCCAGCAGAGTATAACTTTTTCGCTTTCATTTATTGGTAAACCTAAAACAATTTTTGCTAGGCGAATCTCTGAGTCCTCTGACATTGTATTTTGTGTAACTAGGTCCCCATTATCACGAAGGATCTCTCTTCTTCTTTTTATTATTTTTGCTTTAGAGCTAATGTAAGACTTGCACACCATAGCTATTCTCATCCTTGCTTCTTCTTCTGGTCCGGTCCAATTATCATAGTATCCTCTAACTTGATAAGCTGCTTCTGTATCTGCAACTAATGCATGTATATATGTATCCCTTATTATATCTTCGTTAGACATTTCTTCTCTAAGAAGAGAAATGGCTGCGCCTTTGCCATGCTTTATGCATTCTGCTATGTGGACTATAATCATATTGTAATTAGTGGTAATTATTGACATCTTTATCTCCTGCCTTATGAGGTTTAATTAGTAGGTTTACACGTTTTATTGTATAAAAAATATTAAAAATAAATTAAAAAAAGTTAGACAAATTTGGGCTCTCACTCCTTTATATAAGCGTAGCGCAAGAGGCCGGAGGCCAGGGTGAGAGGCATTATACTTTTAAGTTTTTATTTTCCAACAAATAAAAATAACCGGCCTATTTTCTTGTTGGTATTTAAAAATAATTAAGTAGAATATTATTAAAGGATTTATAAAATGTCAAAAAATAATTGGAGATACGTTCCCGTCGGAGAAGATACTTGGATTCTAGACCGACCGGGACCAGACGTTGAGAATGCCTTGATAGACCTCATTGACGGAACCTTTGAGGACGAAGTAGGCCCAGACCTACACGGTGCCCTAGATAGTATGTCTGAAAGATATAAAGATATTTTAACTCAATATTATTTTGAAGGCAAAACCCTGGAAGCCATGGGCATTTCAAGGGGCGTTACTAAACAGTTTATGCATCAGGAATTAAGAAAGGCTTTAAAGGAAATAAGAGCTATATTGGTTAAATAAACTGTACCATTAAAACTAATTAAATAAGGAATTAAGATGCCTAGACCAATAAATTATATAACAAAATTAAGACAGTGGGCAAGAGAAACGGATGGCGATGAAGGGCTCAGGCTCGCTCTTCTCTTTACTATTTCTAAATTTGTAAAGGGCAAAACCCGCGTAGAAGAAGTTAACAAAATGGTTGCCGCATATTCTAAAACTATCAAAGAAAAACATGAAGAAGAATTTACAGATGATATGTTAGAGGAATATCTAGCCGGTGAATTGGAGAACTAATGGCTAAAACAAAGGCAGAGTTAGAGAGGGTTTTGTCTAACCCCGTAGAATTTATAAAAAGATTAAAAATAATAAATAAGTCTGGCGCATTGCAGGCGCTTCATCCAAATGATGAGCAAATAGAAATTATTAAAGCTTTAGAATCAGGAAGTGAAGTTCTTATTCTAAAAGGTCGGCAGATAGGAAGTAGCACGATTGTTGGCGCTTATTTCTTTTGGAAAAGCTATGTGAGCAAAAGTCCCACAACTTTCGCAATTCTATCACATAAGTTAGAATCATCAAAACATCTTTTAAAAATGCATAAAATATTTTATGATAATTTGCCAAGCTTTTTGCAGAAGCCGTTGGAAATAAACAATACTACCCAAATGAAATTTAAAGGCAGCGGTGCCAGCATACTTGCTGTTTCTGCTGGAGCTGAGGGTGGCATACGTTCATTCACTTGCAGCTATCTTCATATATCAGAGTATGCGTTCGCACCTAATCCAGAAGAATTAAAAGCAACAGCATTAAATGCATTAAATAGTGGCCAGCTAATTATAGAATCTACAGCTAATTATTTTAACGATGCACTTCACCAAGAATGGATTAAAGCAACTCGTGGAGAAGCGGCCTGGAAGCAGCTGTTTTTTCCATGGTTTACTCATAAAGAGTATAGCCTTGATAATGATGATGTACATTTAACAGATTTTGAAGAAGGACTAAAAAAGCGATTTAATCTTACGGCTGGCCAGCTGCTTTGGCGTAGAGAAAAAATATCAAAAATTGGTCTTGATAAATTTAAACGTGAATTCCCTGCCGACCTTGACGATGCTTATAGTCAAACAGGAAATGTTTATTTTAGACAAGAAGACTTCGGAGATGTGGAAATCGTACCGGTAGAGCCAATAGAGTGGAACCCCTTTATAGATGTCGATAAGGATGATGCCTACGCAATCGGCGTTGACGTTGCTGCTGGTGTTGATAGAGACTATTCAGTAATTTATGTTGTTAGTAAAAAAACATATAACTGTGTTGCAATTTATAGATCAAAACAAATTAATCCAACCTCATTAGCTAGACGCATACAAGAAATAGCAACAGATTATAATAGGGCTTTAGTGCTTGTTGAAAGTAATAACTTTGGAAACGTTGTTTTAAATGAACTAAGGCATCTTGGCTATTACAACATCTGGCAGCAAGATGGAAAAGATTGGGTTACAACTTTTAAATCTAAGACTGAAATGTTTGAGAATTTAAAACAAATAATTTCTGAAGGCTATATCAGAACGATTGATATGATTACTTATCAGGAGTTGCGTGCCCTGCAGGTTACGAATACAGGCGTAATAGATGTACCAAGTAATATGGATTCTCACGGAGACTCGGCTCTTGCTATGGCTTTATCATATGTATGTATACATGCTGTTAACTTAAAACAAAAACCTTATCTTCCAAATTGGATTGGAGCACGGCAGGTTGCTAGAACGCTCAGCAATAGCGGTGCAGCAATTGGAAAAAAACAACGATACTAACTTGACTAAATCTCTTATATGTAAGGACGCGGAAATATGCCCAGAAATAACGACGACATACAGAAATTTATAAGAATTATCTTTGCGGACCACAAGGATTACTGGCGCCAGCAAGCTGGAAGTTTAAAAAGATATAAAAATGCATATGAGTCTAAATTTTGGCAGGAAGAAGAATACGACTCAACGATGATAAGAGTAGAGACTGATGATGCTTATAGCTACATTGAAAGCTATATTAGCTCTCTCTTTTCTAAGACACCATCTGTCGTTATTGGCGCAGACATTGCCGCTACTGGTGGCGATTCAAAGCTAGCTCAGGCTGCAGCAAATAGATTTCTTTATAATCAAAGAGAGCAGCTGGAGATAGCTACAAGATTGGCACTCATTTATCAGTTTTCTGCATTGAAACTAAGCCCGATGGAAAGCGATGAGATGCTTGACAAAGTTACCATTAGAGCATTGCCTTGTTGGGAAGTAATGCTAGACCGTGATGCAACTGCAGCAAGTGATCAAAGATTTATTGGCCATACTTATTACCTCAACATGGTAGAAGCTAAAAGAAAGTTTGGTGCTAAAAAGTTTGTTGCTGTT